CCCGCGATGTACCGGCCATTTACCGCCTTGATGGCGCGGCCCAGGGCATCGGACATGACTTCGGTGTCAGCGGCGATCGCCGCCCCCGCTTCCACAAGGGCGGTACCGTCGATGACGACGGCAACCGACTCGCCGGTGGCGGCGGAGTCCCGGGAGACTCCCAGGACCTTTTCGCCGGCGACTGAGGCCTGCGCCCCGTTATTTTTGACAAAACGCCTTTCGGTGACGGCACCGTTGGCGATACGGGAGAGGATTTCCCCCGGGTGTTCTGTAGGAAGGCTCATGAGTTTTCCTCCTTTGAGCGGTAAATGGTTTGCCCGTTAGTGCGTAACTGCGTCGATGGCTTCCTCGTACGTCTTGCCCGGGTGGGCCTTCATGTAGTCGTTGGCCGCAACGTCGATGTCGAGGTCGGAACTGGAGATCTCCTCAAACTCGGCGAAGTTCGCCGGGATCTGCTTCGGATCGACGATCCTGGCCCGGCCCTCGGAGAACTTGGTCTCGGTCCGGCGGACTGTGACTTCCCTGGCGGCGAGGCGGTCCTTGAACCTGGTCACCAGCGACTTCTGGCCCTCGGCGTAGGAGACTGCCAGGTCGGCCTGGTACAGGTCGCTGAACTCGGCCATGAGGCCGCCCTTCTCGCCCGGTTTTACCTTGCCTTCCCGGATCAACCCCTCGACGTGGGCGTCGAATAGGGCCGTTGCATTGGCCAGGTTGGCCTTTTTCTGCGCCTCGGCGAAGTTGTTCGCCGCGGTGGCGCTGTTGTCCTTGATGTCCTTGAGCTCTTTGCCCTGCTCATTGAACTTCCCCTGCAGCTCCGTGTGGTTGGTTTGCAGGGTGGTGAAGTTCTTCTGGAGCTCACCGAAATTTCTTTGAAGCTGCTCAAACGCTTCTTTTTCTTCTTTAGTCATGTGCTGACCCTCCTCTGAGAATTCATTGTCATCTTGCTGGACCGGGCTTCTCTGGACCTGGAGAGGGTCGGTAAGCGTCTCGATATCCATTGACGGAATCAGCTTGTCGGCCATCTCCAATCCGAGTTTTTCGATCATAAAATCCCGCACGCGCTGGAGGATGCGCCCGATCAGTGGCACCCTCCATTCTTCGGTCGTCCAGACCCACTCCGAAAAATCTTTGTCCGATGCAAACGCCACCGGGGCAAGACCCTTGACCGCGGGCGGGACCGCGCCAAGGAGTCCTATATGTCGAAGGAGGCCGTCGGCGTACAAAGAGATGGATACTTTTCTGTAGTGTCCCTTGCGGTTCGCCTCGATTACCTCCTGTGCCACCTGTTTTATCCCGGCATAGAGCCGGTCCTTCTCACGCCGGAGCCGGACGGTCCAGCCGAAGGCGGGGCCGTTGTCGGACGGGTGTCCGATCACGAGCGGCGCCTCGTGTTCCGTCTGGTCGTTGTACTTGCCGGCGATCCTGTCCAGGTCGTCTTCCGTGTACGTTTGCGTGTCGCCGTTGGTCGCCGTATGGGTCCCGGTCTTGAAGACCTCGATCCAGTGCAGCTGCTCAGAGTGGTCAAAGGCGGGCAAGTCCGGATATTTCTTCTTCACGGCAGCCCACACCTTCTCCTCGTCGGCCGTTCCCTTGGACCGGGCCAGGGCGTTGACCGCGTGGGTCTTGTCGTGAACGGGGTAGCGCCGTTCCTTCGGAAACACGAACGACTCGGCCGGCAGGGCATTGCGCTTCTCGGCGTCCAGTTCCGCGAAATCCTTGTTCCCGAAGACCAGCTCGCTGATGATCACGATGTCGTCGGCGCTACGCCCCTCGTCCTGGAAGTATTCCAGACAGCGGGCGGCGAACTCCGGTTTGGTCTCGTTCTGATGCGGGTAAATCATTTCTTGTCACCTCCCGGTGTATTTTTGACCGCGGTCGGGTCCTCCTTCTTTGTGGATCCCTGGGACTGGCGCATGCTGTCGGGGTCGGTCACCTCGAACTCGTCCTTGCGCAGCGAGTAGTGCCGTTGGAAGTAGATGGGTTTGAACCGGACACCGGACCGGGTGAGGGCCTCGTCGCGTTGGGCCCGGTCCACGTCGATGACGTGGGGACGGTGGGCCATGATCGCCGGCCGCGGCTGGTTCATGTAGCCATTGCGGATCATGGTCAGGTTGATGATGTCGGCGAAGGTCCCCTGGATGATCTGGGTGTCGCTCTCGCCGATGTCGTCCCGGACGGTCATGGCGCCCTTGACGGCGGCGTACGACCCCTTGTCCTTGGTGTCGGTCGACAGGGTGTGGCCCAGGATCGTCTTCGACATCTGGGAGTCCCAGAAGTCGACACTGGTGCGGAACCCCTCAGAGATCCGGCCCTGGCCCTGGCCCGTCTCCATGAGTTCGACGTCCTTGCCCTCGTTGACGACGACGACCGCGTCCTGGACGAGCTGGCGCAGCTCAGCGGCGAAGTTGTCCAGGTCCTCCTGGGTACTCGACTGTATCTTGCCCTTGACCCAGGGGGTGCCGAAGCGTTCGAGGAAGTTCATCCAGAACTCGGTCCCGGCGCGCTTGAAGACGACCGGCCAGAAACACCGGCTCGCGGTCCCGCGCCCGTACGGGTTCTCGTAGGTGGGTTTCACCCGGGGGCAGACCATGGTGAACTCGTCCGGCATGGGCTCGCCGTCGACCGGGTTGGTGTTCGACATGAAACGGATCTCGGGGATCCCGTCGTCCCGGACAAACCACTGGAACCACTCGGGCGGCTTGGGGATCACCCGCACCGGCAGCCACATGCCGTACATGTAGTCCCAGATCAGCTCGGTGGGCTGGTAGCCGTAGTACGACACCTCGAGCAGGTTGTCGATCAGCTCGATCTTGGACAGGTCGCCGGTGTCGATTTTGCGTTCGATCAGGGAGAAGAACCACTTCTCGATCGCCTTATAGACGCGGACGGGGCAGTCGTTCTGCTGGATCTCCCACTCGTTGGATGAGGTCTTGGCCTGCCGCGACTCCAGGCACGCCGTCAGGTGGGCGTCGGAGAGCAGTTGCCGGTAGAGGGTGATGCTGGCGTTGCGCTTGCGCAGCACCACATCGGGATTGGGGAGGCGCTGGGAAACAATGTACCAGGCCTCGAGGTTGTTCCGGAAAGTGAACTTCTGTCGATTGGAGACGGCCATCTCACCTTCTCATCAGTGTCACCTCCGTCATCAATTTGGCTGCCTCCATGGACGGGCTTAAAAGGCAAAAACGTGTACGTGTCAAGCGTATTTTTTTTGTTGAGTAAAAACGATTACTTGAAAGGGGTGGTGCCGGGAGGCCCCGGCACCGGGCATCAATCAGGAGGTCCAAATGCGTGAGGCCATCAAATATTGCGAAAGTGACACGGTGTCAAGCGTTTTTAACATTTGTTATTGCTTATAACCGATCCGGTAGCCGTCCAGCAACCCGGCGACCTGGCGCCCCATTGTGGAGATCAGCATGCCGATCGACGCCTTGAGGGCCAGGAACACGATCGCCTGGCTCATGGCGTCGACGTCGTCGACGTAACCCGAGGGGAAAGTTGCGCAGATGTCGACAAAATCGGCCGTCCAGGGCGAGTGGCGCGTCACGGGCAGGTAGAGCTTCTGCGCCTCCTGGTGCGGCGAGATCTGCAGGGCCCGCGAGTACTTGTCGGCGACCGGCGTCACCGGGATGATCGGGAGGGGCGTGTTGGCCAGGTTCTGGATGAGCGAGGTCCCGGAGGCCTTGTCCTCGATCAGGATGCCGTGCGGCCGGAACTGGTTATACTTTAAGACCACTGCCTTCTGCAGGTCCGGGAAAGTGACCCGCTCGCGCCAGCGGTCAAGCAGATAATAACCCGCGTCGGTCGCCGCCCAGGTCTGGCAGACCGAAAAAGCCGTCTTCGCCCCGGGCTTGAGCGCCGTGTCCCAGCTCTGAACGATGAACCGGAAGGCGGGCGGCCGGGCATAGAACTGCCAGTTCTTGCGCAGGAACAGGTTGCCCTCGGCCGGCGAGGGCCGTTGCTGGTAGAGGCCCGCCCACGTGGGTTTGCCCAGGTTCTTCTCGATCCGGGCCAGGGCCCGCTTGTCGTATCTCTCCGGACAGAGGGGCTCGCCGATCTTGCGGCCCATGATGTCGGGCTCCGGAAACTCGCGCGTCGGCTCCTCGGCAACCGCCGGCAGCCTGACGTGGATCCAGTTCTCCTCGGGCTTCTCGGCGAGCAGCCAGCCGATCAGGTCGTCCTGGTGCCAGCGGGTGTGCAGGACGATAATGCTGGCCCCGGGCTCCTGCCGGGTGTAGAAGGTCGACTCGTACCAGTCGTGGATGCCCGCCCGGATCGTCTGGCTCATGGCCTCCTGCCAGTTCTTGTGCGGGTCGTCGATCAGCAGCAGCTGCCCGCCCTTTCCCGTAATGGGCCCGCCGACGCCGGCGGTCGCCATCTGCCCGCCCATGATCGTGGCCCACAGGCTGGCGGCGGCCACCTCCTTGTCCAGGAGCTCCTTCTCGTACCGGGCCAGCATATTACGGGCCCGGCGCCCCCACTGCGCGGCGAAATTCGCCTCGTAAGTGGACAGGATCACGCTCTCGTCGGGCCAGTTGGCCAGAAACCAGGCCGGTACCCACTGGGACAAAAACCAGCTCTTGCCGTGGCGCGGCGGCACCGACACCAGGATCCGCCCGTTGCCCGCGGCGATCGCGTACGCTATAAGGTTCGAGAGAAAGACGAGGTACTGGAACGGAATCCACTTCCCGGCCGAGACGTGATGGGCGAAAGTATGGGGCAGGAGCCGCCAGGGCTCCTCGCTAATCGGTTTCTGGATCCAGGACTTCGACACGCGGCTCCTTGCTCTTTTTGATCAGCCGGTCCAGGGATTCCTTGTGCTTGGGCAGGAGTTGCAGCAGCTTGTTGTCGCCGGTGGCGGAGCTCAGGTCCTCCAGCACCTTGCGCATGGCCGGGTCGGCCAGCAGGACCCGGGAGTTCTTGATGTTGATGACCGACCTGGGGTCGCCCGGCTCGGGCGGCTCCTTCTGCGGCCTGTTTAGCCCCCGGTGGTTGAGCATCATCTCCAGCACCTGGGTCTTGGGGTGGAACTTGATCTTGGTCGTCGTCGTCGCGCCCGACTTGATGATCGACACTTCCTGGATGGCCCGCTGCACTCCCTCGGGCAGGGCCATCAGGTCCTTGGGCTCGATGGCGAGGGTTGCGGCCTTGCCTCTGCCGACCTTCCTGAGCTGCAGGGCCTTGCAGATATTCGAGAACCCGATGAACATCAGTTCCCGGATGATGTCCTCGTCCTTCAACTCGACCCGGTCGGCGATCTCGGCCTCCAGGAGCTTCAACGCCTCCTGGATGCGCGGCTTGGCCAGGACGAGCTTGCCCTGTTGCAGGGCCTTGTCGACCGGCTTGTACCCGGCGTCCAGGGCCGCCTTCTTGGGGTCGTAGTTCTGGAGATAGGAGAGACAGAAAGTCATCTCCTTCTTCTGGAGGTTCAGCTCGGCGAGCCGCTTGCGGCGTTCAATCTGGTCCACAGGTCGGCTTTATGGCTGAAATAGTGATGTGTCAAGCGGACATTTTCGCTATTATTGCCTGTTTTTAAGGCAATAATAACCGTAACTGGCTGATAATCCTGAAAGAATCGCCTTTTTGGCCGAAATTTTCATATATTTGAAATAGTCTTTTCCTATATATAGAAAATATAAATTACTCAAAAATAATTTTTCATATTCAGTAATTACAACTATTATCGTTATTATCACCATAAATTTATTACATTATTCTACTACCATATTTTACCATTACATTATTATTATCTATTACTACAATTTTACTATGGCTGATCCAGAAAACAAAAGTGCTGTGGATGACTATTTTTATTTTCTATATATAGTATTCCAATTTTTTCCAAAAAAATGGGTCACAAAGTCGAGAGGGCCCCCACCCTACTCCCTCAGGTTGCGGATATTCAACCCCACCCCGGTCGCTTCGCTCCTCGCGCCGAGGGCGCTTCGGAGCTACGCTCCAAGGTACATCCCCCTCGCTCCTAAGGGCGCTCGCTTCGCGATCACCCTGTCGTCGCTCAGGGGATGATAGTTACAGCATAGAGATCACCCTGTCGCCCTAGAGGGCTAAGGGCGCTCTCTATGCTGTATAGCCTAGCTTCTACGGTGCAGCAGCTCCTCGAAGCAAGGAAGCATGATGTATGCCAACATAGAGACGTTGGCATACATCATGCAGCTGATTGTTATAGGTGGACAGAAAAGGTACGCCCTGCGGGCAACGTCCAGGCAGCTGCCCTGCCAATCAGTGTACGTATATCAACATACAGCATGGGGACAGCTGCCCTCAATCACCCCCCTGCCCAAGCCCGCCGCACCCCCCAAGGGGGGCTTCCCCCAACCACAACACCGCCTTCTCATAAGGTACTGGGCATTTATTCAGATTAAAACGCAAGGTACACGCCTGTCACGATCCTTGCAAAAACGCAAGGATCGCGCCAGGCGCACCCCAGTAGCAAAGGTACATCTTGTCATGATCCTTGCAAAGGACAGCAAGGATCATGCCAAGATACTGGTTCTGGATACACAATTCAACGATTGCTGGGCTTAGAGAGTAGGCGGGGCTTGCCCTCCCCCTTGCCCATCAATCTTAAACCTTTGCTTTATCATTATTGTCCAACATAGCTTAATCATTAAGCATTAATCCTTGACTTGTGCACTTCATGCTCAACAGCGCACATCTATAGAACGCACGTTCTGTCTCACATGCACAGATCTGCCTTTTCCACTTTAGTTCCCTGTTACCTTATCGCTCATATGGAAAGGGGGGAGCTCCCCCCTTCGACAGAGCCGCAAGCGTCTCTGTCTACTCCCCCAATCACAGCGCAAGCGCTGTGCTCTAAGCCGCCAGAAACCCTGACGGTTTCTGGACTTCCGCTTTTGCCTCCGGCGGCCAGGGGTCTCGCCCCCTGGACGGCGACCGCTGCACGGGGCGTTGTACTTTAAGAGACACAATACTATCGAGAGGGTCTGAAGACCCCTCGTACTCCCCCGAGGAATCTGGCTCGTATGAAAACCGTCAGTCGGCGGCCCTGCGTTCGTTAAAGCAGATTTCCGCGCTTACTTGGGCGGGCCGCACTTTGTGCCGGTTTTCAACAAGCCTTACCCGCGTTCCCGAGCGCTGACCCGCGCGCATCATCCTCGCTTCGCTGCGGTGTGCGGCGCCTCTCTCTCTCTTTGCACATCGCCCATGGTACCTGATCGGAAAAAGCACGCTTAGAGGCTGTAATATCGCTGATTCAGATGTACGCGCAAGCGCGCTATTATAGGCGATAAACAGCCTCTACAGCGCCCTCACCGGGTGTCAACCCCCAAAACCTTAGCGGAGATAAAATTTTGGTTCCTGCCTTGTGCGCGCAAGCGCGATTTATTGTATTTGGGCTCCGCCCCAAAATTTTACGTTCGTCAGAGGGGTTGACATGCTTTTTCATCAATCATGTCCGGGGCGCGTGCAAGTTCAGAGACGTTGCAGATGGCAGCGTTTATCACTTTTGGGAGGTAAAGACATGGTTATTTACACAGGCAATCTTAAGTACTCAGGCATGGATCGTTTAAACATCAGCAGAGCTGGGAAGGACGCTGTCGGGCTTACGTTCGCGCCAAGCTGGGAGCTCGTAAAGGATTGGAAGGCGTCGAAGGTGGACGAGGCCGGTTACCGGGAACGCTACTTGGCTGAAATGCGCAGCTCCTACCGGAAGAATAAGGGTGCCTGGTTAAACTTACTCAAGCGCGAGACGGTCACGTTCGTCTGCTTCGAAAACGCTGGTGAGTTCTGCCATCGCCTCATCTTGGCAGCGATCTTCGAAAAACTCGGTGCAACATACGCCGGCGAAAGATCCGTAGCTGTCAATCAATCGAATTTACCTGAAAGGAGCATCTAACATGCGACTCATTAAAATCACCTTGTTTTTTCTGGCCTTCACGTTTTGCTGCCTCTATCTTCTCAACTCTCTCGGCTGCGCGCAGCCGATACCGCACGGCTACTCCGACAAGTACGGCCCCTTCACCATCCAGGATCAGCACATCATCGAGCAGATCATTGCTGACCAGCTCCGCGCGGAAAAGCGGCTTGATGAGGCCGAGTTGGCAGACGACGAGCTCGACGAGTTTGAAAGGGAGATGGCGCATGAAAGATAGAATCCGCGTCATTTTCTGGGCAATTTACTGGCTATTTCACCCCGCGATCAAGGCAGACCAGATCCGGGTAATGCAACTTGAGGCCGAGCGCCTCGACAAACTTCTCAAGGAGGAGCAATCATGACGACATACACGCAACTCGCACCTTTCGGCACCGTAACATGCGGCCCGGAACAACTCACCAACCTGATCACGATCGGCTCCGTCGACGCGCCCTGCGCGCCGAACCAGGAATCCTTCCCCTTCGCCGCACCCACCTCAATGAATCGCATGTTCAGGCGCGTCAACGAGTCCGGAGTCGAGATCGTCAAGATCGCGGCCGACGAAAAAGTCCACCATGAACGCGCGGCCCTTCCCCTCTACCTGTTCCCAACCGATCAGGAGATCGAGCAAATGCGGGCCACGGCGTCCGAGCACCGCAGGATCCTGGACTTCACGCTCACCGGCGACGACGAGGGCATCTACGGCGTGGCCGCGCACCTGGGAGAAGGCTACGAAATCGAAGGCAACAAAATCATTCGTTCCAGGCCCGACCACCGACTGCGGAAGAAAGGCCGCCGGCGCGTCAAAGAAATCCTCTCGGCCGGCAAGGGGCTCTCCCAGCTGGACAGGATGATCTTCGAAGATTGGACGATCGCCAACGGTGAGGCCGTTGCGCCGCATGAATCCATCGCCCTGCCGACCCCGTGGTTCCGGCGCGCCAGTTACCTGAAAATGCGCATCGAGATCCTGAGCGGCGATCAAGCCGAACAGCTTGAGCAGATATTCAACGTGATCGAAGCGACAAAGCCCATGATCGAAGTTTTCCTTCGCTGGTTGCAGCGCGGCGAAGATAAGGCGGCCCACCTCGAGCGGGGAATCCGCTACTTTGAAGAAATTGCGAAGCAGTTGGTCCTGGTCACGGACGAAGACGAGCCGACCCTCCAGTTCCTGGAGATCGACGAGGAAGTCGAAGACGACTTTCCGGACTCGACCGTCTCGGTGGGATACCACCTGGTTGAACCCCGCGACGTGGAGAATTTCCTCCAGTCCCGGTCTAAATCCCAGCTGATCAAGATGGCGCACGACCATCAGATGAACGCCGACCTCGACGGCCTCAACAAGTCGGCAATCGTCAAGGAACTCAGCAACTGTGACGTTGTCCCGGTCTGGGAGGAAATGCAGCCGGCCGCCTACAAAAACCTTCTCAAGAAGGTTCGCGCCTGTAAGGACCTTGGCGCGCTGAAAGAAATCGGCAAATCGACCTACGCCCTTAAAATGAACAAGGGCCAGACGGGCGTCTTCTGGTACGAATATCACAAGGCCAAACGCCTCGTCACCGGCTCAGTCGAAATCGGCTCGGTTGCGAAGAACTTCCTGGCCGAGATCAGGCGGCGCAAGGGCGCGGCTCTCGGTTCCTTCGGCAAGTTCCTGTTTAAAGTTCAATCCGGAGATGTATCCGTGGAAGGTCTCAAGCCCTCCGCGGCCGAGTGGCAGGTGATATGGGACGCATATAAGGCCCGCAAGGCATAACGGCTCACGGGCGGGGGTTTCGGCTCCCGCCCAGCCTCAAAAAATTTTGATCGCAACCCCGGGGATCGGGGGAAGGGGAGGGCCTGGGGACAACGCAGCCGTATCCGGACTGCGAAAAATCAAAGATGTCAGTCGTGAGATTCAGGCACAAGGGAGGTAAGCATGAAGTTCCAGGGAGAGTTAAGGTTTTTAAGTAACTTCTGGCCGGCGCCGGTGCGCATGGGAGGGATCCTTTTTCCCACTTCGGAACATGCCTACCAGGCCATGAAAAGCGAGCTCGATTCAGTATGGACAAACGTCTCGCTATGCGCCACCCCGGGCGAAGCGAAACGCATGGGCCGCGCGATCCGCCTACGCCCCAACTGGGAGCAAATCAAAGACCTGATCATGCTCGAAATCGTGCGGAGAAAGTTCTGCACCAATCCCGAGCTGGCAAAGAAGTTGCTCGCCACGGGCGAGCAGCTGCTAATCGAAGGCAATAACTGGCATGACAACTATTGGGGTTCGTGCCAGTGCGCCAAATGCGGAAACAAGGGCAAGAACCGTCTCGGCGAGATCCTCATGAGGGTAAGGAAGGAAATCCAGGCCGGTTCAGTCGATCAGAACAAAATGATTTAAATCTGTTTTTCTCAAAAACTTAAAAGGAGGTTGTTTCAATGTTAAATCAAGTAAATCTCATTGGAAGGCTGGGAGCAGACCCGGAAGTCAGGTACACGGCTGACGGGACAATGATCGCAAACTTCCGTATTGCGACAGACCAGACCTTTAAGGACAAGGCCGGCGAGAGGCAACAGAAGACCGAATGGCACCGCATCGTGGTATTCGGCAAACTCGCCGAAATCTGCAGCAACTACCTCAACAAGGGCAGGCTGGTCTACATCAGCGGCCGGCTGCAGACCTCGAAGTGGGAGGACAAGGAGCAGGTTGTCCGCTACACCACCGAGATCATCGCCCGCGAGATGAAGATGCTCGACTCCAACAAGCAGAACGGCCAGAAGCCCAGTGAGGGGTACGACGGCCCGGCGTTCAGCGAGAACGAAGACGACGACGTACCGTTCTAAAGCTCAGAATCGGTTTGTGGTTATCCGGCCTTGACAAAAACCGCCATTACCTCAGCCCTGGCGACCCGGTCGTCAGGGCTATCCTGCTGAAACACAGGCCTCCAAGCGCTGTGGGCTGGCAAAGACGGCCCGTGCGGGTTCGGTAGAAGTCCGATTAAAGCGTCTGCATTGAGCTGGCGCCCGCCACATTCACTCTCGAGGGGCCAAGGCAACTTGGCCCTCCAACAGCCTGGCCGAGTCGATCCGAGCCTGACGGATCCGGGTCTCATCTGCAACCCGATCTCCGCTCGGCCAGGTCGTTGGAGGTAACTATGCTCGTAGACTGTGCAGAGTGCGGAAACAGAATACTGACAGAGGAGGCGCTGATACTCATCCAGGAGCATTTCTGGATCTGCAGCGACAAATGCCTGCTGGAATTTTGCCGGAAGAACAAGATGTTCCGAACCCGGATGGACTGGGACTGGGCAGGCAAATGGCCGATCTTTGTCTACACGACCTGGTTCGACAATGCGATCTTCTACGTCAAAATTGTCAAAGGCAAATACGGCGACCAGAACGCCCCAGGTTACGGGCCCACGGCACCGGCCTGGAAAGACTATGTCCAGCGCGGACTGCGCAGCAAGAACGACGTCGTCAGACAGGCGTTCAAGATAGCGAGGCGAGAAATCAAACAAGGGAGGTGATCAAATGGAAGTGCGGATTTACACTGACGGCGCCTGCAAAGGCAACCCGGGCCCGGCAGGCGCGGCGGCCCTGCTGCTCCACATGGAGGGGGGCAAAGTCAAGAAAAGCAAGGAGGTGTCACAGCACCTGGGCCAGTCCACCAACAATGTGGCCGAGATGAAGGCCGTCACCCTGGGACTCAGGACGCTCAAGGATCCGGCCAAGACCAGCGTCACCATCCTGACCGATTCCAAGCTGGTGGAGGGTTTCCTCAACGGGACCATGACTCCGCGGACGAACCTCGAGACGGTCGAGGAAATGAAGGCGGCCTTCGGGCGGTGCCTGGCCGCCAAGGTCGTGTGGCTCCGCGGGCACAGCTCTGACAAATTCAACCTGCGCGTTGATAAAATAGCCAGCCAGGCCGCGCTTAAGAAGTCAGTTATCAGAAGTTAAACCGCAAATTTTTTCATTCCTGAAAGGAGGAGTTTATGAGGAAAGTAATAGCTTTTGTTATGATGATAGTGTTCGTTCTGGTTTTTGCCCTGCCGGCATTCGCCACGGATGTGATGCTTGAGAAGAAGATCGAGAGATCCATACTCAAAAAGGACAAGAACGGCAATCCCTACGCCATGCTCATCGTCCAGGACAAGGCCACGCTGAAAGGCATTTCCTACGAGAAGGGCGTCCCGGTCATGGCCTTCGGCGACGCGTTCAAGAAGGCGAAGACCCTCAAGAAGGGCGACCAGCTCAAGGCGATCTGCCAGAAACGGGATTACAGGGGCAGCACCAGCTACACCGTCCTGCAGTTCGTCGAGTAAGAGATACCTCACAGAGAGCCCAGACAACCTGGTGACATTTGACCCAACACCGGTGGGAAGCCATGCCTGGATACTAAACCGGAAGATTTCAGGCTAACAGGTTGTCTGGGCATTTTTTTGCCAGGAGGAAAACATGCACGGCACGGTCCTGACTGCGACGAAATCCTTTCAGTGCGACAACTGCGGAAAATGGGTCAAGAAAGGGGAGCAGTACTATGAAGTCTTCGATGATGATGAAAAGTTCTGCCGGCAGTGCGTCGATCCGGTCGTTGAACCGGCCGCCGCCGCCGCCTGACAGCCTGTGCTTTCGCACTAAACAAGAAGTCTTGTTTGCTTCCGAAACCGGCGATTTTCATAACTGGCGCGAAGTTGACGAGTACAAAAAACACCTTGCCAAGCAATTCAAGGTTAGTGTAAACAGCATCCAAGTGGAGGAGTTCTGATGGAAAAGTTCGCAACGGCGTATGACGGCGATATAGACTTTGTCATCAATTCATGCAACAAGGCGGCACTCGTGGAAATGGGATGGAGGGAGGCAACAGACCTCGACAAAGAAATGAAGGACGGAGTTTATGTCGTGCTGCAATACGACCCTCACATCTGTACCCCTCAGCTTCTGGTAGCTATTGCAGACTGGGACAATGGATTCAGGCAGATAGGGAACACCTGGGACGTTGACCGTATTGATTTTTGGATGCGGATTACTCCGTCATCAGCCGAGTTTTCACAAAAATTCATGAGAAATGCAGTCTGTAATGCGCTTTGCAGTTCACCCTTATTCACTGTTTTGGAGAAAAGAGTATGAACCGGCGACTGATCGAGCAGGTACTGCGGAGGAAGTTTGATGATTTCACTAAAACTATTACCGACGAGCGAGTTAGAAAACTTGTTGAGAAAAACAGCATCATTACCGGAGGCGCGATCGCATCCATGCTCCTCCAGGAGAAGGTCAACGATTTTGACGTGTATTTCACCAATTACGCAACCTGCCTTGCAGCTGCTGAATACTATGTCGCAGAATTCATCCGGAATAATCCTGATTGCAATGTCAAGCCCGTCATCTGGCAGCCCGGGATGTATGGAAGCCACCTTAATGTCAACAATAAAAGCCCGCTGCGAGACAATAACCCTCATAATGAGGGACGAGTGCGAATTGTTGTCAAGTCTGCCGGCGCCTGCGCCGAAGGCGACCAGGACCAGCAATACCAGTATTTCGAGAACTGCCCGGACGAAACGGCCCAGGCCTATGTCGACAACATGCTCCCATCGACCCAGGACGGGTTCCAGGACGCAGTTGCCAAGGCGGACGACACAGCATGGGCGGGCGAGCTGGACGAAGGGAAGCCGAAATACCGGCCGATCTTCATGACGGCAAACGCCATCACACTAAGCCACAGGGTCCAGCTGGTGATCAGGTTTTACGGACCTCCCGACGAGATCCATAAAAACTACGATTACATCCACTGCTGCAACTACTGGGAATCGGAATCGGGAAAACTGACCCTGAACCCGCTTGCGATCGAGTCCTTATTGAGCAAAAATTTGCTTTATCAGGGCTCCCTGTACCCGATCTGCTCGGTCATCCGCCTGCGCAAATTCTTGAAGAACGGCTGGCACGTCAATGCCGGTCAGATCCTCAAGATGTGCTTCCAGATCAGTGAGCTCGACCTGACCGACCTGGACACCCTGGATGATCAATTGACAGGCGTGGATGCGGCGTATTTCTTCCAGATCATTGACTACTGCCGCAAACGAATGGAAGCGGACAAGGACTTCAAGCTCACCATGCCGTACCTGGTGAGCATCATCGACAAGATCTTCGGATAGAGCCATGAGAAACTTCATCTGCGGCATGGTCGTCATGATCGCAATCACATCCCTGTTCCAGGATATCATGGGTAAGGAGGCTTACCTGTACTGGGCGGCGACTCACTGGACCCCCCCGGAAAAAACAGTGCCCTTGGCACTGATCCTCCTGGTCATCGCCATCGTAGGAGTGGAAAAATGAACATCGAGACCCCGTTCGACCTCGGCCAGAAAGTCTGGCGAATCCAAAACGCTTCCAATCCGCACCGGAAGCCCTGCAAGGTCTGCGAAGGTACCGGCATGGTGACCGTCCCCCGCAGGGAAAAGCAGATCCTGTGCCCGGACTGCAACGGCAGAGCATGGATCAAGGTCTACCCCCCAGCCCAGTGGAACGTCATGGGAGAGATCACCATCGGCATGATCACTGCCATCGCCATCAACAAGTTAAAAGACGAAGAAAAGGAAACCATCTTCGACAACACCGGCCACTACTTCAAAGAGGGCAACACCACCTTCAAGTTCGAGTACATGTGCTACGAGACCGGCCTCGGAAGCGGCTCTCTTTATAACGATAACTGGATCTTCGCCACCCAGGAGGAGGCCCAGGCCGAGTGCGACAGGAGGAACAGTGAACTGGTCCAACATCCCCAATGACCGCTGCGCCACCTGCGGGCACGCCTGCCGCGAGAACGAGGCGGCGCTGCGCCATCTGGCCTATTACGGCTTCGCCGAGCCCATGACGCCCGAGCAGCGCGCCTGGTGCATCGACGAGGCCGACCGGGCCGGCGAGGGCACTTACCGGCGCGAGGACCTCGAAAAACTCTCCGACCAGGAGCTGGCCAAAACCGTCCTGCAGGCCTGGTGGGACTATGTGAGGAGTAACTGCTTGTGAGCATCTTCGATGGCGACGGCCGCCTTACCATTATACCCCGCATGCCGCTGATCTGGGGGGCCCGGCAAGTGAGCCGGTCAGTCGCCCGCACACTGATTGAAAACTTTATGACCTCCAGGCGCAGCATCCACAGCGCACAGCACGGCACTCTCTGGGTGATCATTACCTATTGCGAGGAGCAACAGATCCCTTACAGAATAATCGCCCATCCGGGCATGGGATACGAGGTGGAAAGGCTATGATCAAACACAAGATAATCGTCGTGGAGGAGTCGTTCAGAAGAACGGCCGCACACTGCTCCTGCGGAAAGTGGGCGAGCACCGGACCTCACGACAAAGTAATCGGCAACTTCAACCGGCATCGGACAAACGCCCTTTCAGACGAGAGAAAATCAAGAGCTGTTAAAAGGGTGAAATACACATAGGAGGTGCTTATGCACGTCACTCTCAACATGAAGGAATGGAAGGTCGTGGAGAAAGACGGCGCCAAGGTTATCGCCGGCGAGTTCGAGGTCAAGGCGGGCGCCACCGTTGTCTCGAAGACCGAGTTCAACGACGGCTACAACGCCATTAAAGTCGCTTTCCCCACGGACTTGACGCTGGAAGCGGAGAAGCTCGGCGAAAAGATCGCCGCCCACATCACCAAACACTTTACCGGGAAAAAGGAGGAGTAAATGGAGTCATTAGCCGAACTGAAAAGAAAAGCCCTCGAGGAAATCAACGAGGACCGCCGCGACAAGTACGAGCGCCAGATCAAGACGAAGGTGCTCTCCCTGGTCAGCGAGATGTCACAGGGCGACGAGGAGATTGCCGAGCACGAGCAGGCAATCGTCGATATCAGGAAGCGCCAGACCGAGATCCGCAAAGAGTTCGCGGAGTACGAGGTCCCCGAGTTCAAGGAGGTGCAGCTGTGAAAAAGTTCCGCTTGAGCTGGAGAGTCTGGATCCTTTACCTGACCGTTCAACTCATTTTGCTGGGACTCAACGCACCGTGGTATTTCCTGACTGTCTATGCAGGCCTGGGCTTCTTCGCCCTCGCCTGCCGCGACAGGCGGGCCTTTGACCGGCCGGAGAAGAAGAAATGAAACGCCAGATCATCTGCGGTGCTTGCCGGGCCGGGCAGGCCGGCAAGCAGTACAAATATGACGGCGAGTGGTTTATCAATGTCGAGGGTATTTGGAAAAAGCAGCATCACATCCGTATGTACGGATGCGATTATTGCGGCGCACCAATTTACATTGGCTACACGGCCCACTGCCAAAGCCTCGGTCTCGACTTTCAACCATACCATCGCTGGGAAGAGGAATACATGACCATCAAAGAAGTTACAATCCTAAATGGTCCTGTACCAGGAGAAAATCCATGCAATCGATGAAAGAGAAGTGCCTCGCCCTGTACCATCAGGAGCTCGCCGAACGACAGAAGGTCCACCTCCTCGAGGATCCCTTTGCCCGGCTGATCGAACGCGAATGCCACTGCGAAAAAGCCGAGGCCCAGGAGGTCGCCCGGCTGCTCCTCGATATCGGCAAGGCGATCGTCTGGAGCGGAACCTACCACACCCTGGCCAAGGCGATCGCCCAGGCCTTCAACGACGAAATGGAGATGCCATGGAACAAGCCCAGAACAGGTTAAAGAAAAAGCTCCCTAACCGGGAGGCGGTCAGCAAAGTAGTACGCTTCAAATTCATGGAATTCGATGACGAGGCGCGCGAGCACGTCATCGACGGCTGCGAGAACCTTACCCGCTTTTTCACCGGCGAGATCCCGCACCTGGGCGACTTCCTCACCGCTGTTGTCAAAAACGACCTGCACGAAGCCTTTGCCCGGGCCGACGAGACCAACATCAAGCACATGTGGACCTACCTTTGCTTCCTCCATAACGAGGTCCCGATATCACTGGTACACCTGGCAAGGGAAAAGAAATGAACTTCATCCATAACCTGCGGGCAAGCCTCGTCGTGGCTGACAAGCCTGGCAATCCGCCGCGGATCGTCGTCAAGGACAAAGAAAACAACCGTGAGGTGAATGTTCAATACGGCGCCACCCAGGATAACTGCACCTGCTATGCCTACGTCCCCGGCATGGGATTTATCGGCGGCTGGCAGTGCATGAACAAGAAAAGCCGCATGCGGTTTCACAATCTCGTGAACTATATCAATAATGGCGTCTGTTATCAGGACATGAACGACCTGCCCACGACCCGCTGCTATCGCCGGGACACCACCGTCCATCAGCACATAGTCAGACCGCCGATAGGAGCATATAAATAATGTACCTCCAGATCACAACTAAATGTAACATGCGCTGCGCCCACTGCTGCAGTTCCTGCGGCCCCAAGGGCAAGACCATGTCACGCAAGGTCTTCAAGGCCGGCTGCGCGCTGGCGGCCGATCACGGCGAGACCATCTGCATCGGCGGCGGCGAACCCACCCTGCATCCCCTGTTCTGGGATTTCATCGGCATTGCCTTAAGCTATGCGGACGACCCAGGCATGATCTGGCTGGCCACGAACGGCAAGAAGACGGAAGATGCCCTGCAGCTGGCTCGCCTGGCCCGTAACGGAGTGATTGCCGTGGCCCTCTCCCTGGACAAATGGCATGACCCGATCGACACTCGGGTCGGTAAAGCGTTCACGGAAGGACTGGGCGGCCAGAGGTTCAGCCCTTACAACAACGATCTCCGCGAGATCCGCAACGTCGAGCAGTCAGTGAAACCGTTCGGCCGGGCTGTCCTCAACAGCCTGTGGAAGACCCCCGGCTGCGTCTGCGACACCCTGTCCTGCGACCCGGACGGCAACCTCTACGCTTGCGGCTGCCAGACAGAAAAGCTGGGCACGGTCTTTGCACCTGACTTCGGCAGCTATTGGGAATGGGACGAGAAGTGCCCCATGGAAAGAAAACTGATGGAGATCACACAATGAACGAGATCTGCGAAAGGTGCGGCTTCACCTGGGGCTCCCATCATGCCGGCCGCTCACCCTGGCCGTACGGGTATTGCCCCGGCCACGAGGGCAAGATGGACTGGGAGAACGGCCCCGGCACGGTGTTCAAGTCCACCGGCCTGTACCGGGCCACGGCCAAAGAGATCGAGTACGTCAAATGCCTGGCGCCACATGCCGAAAACATCTACGCCACCAAAGACAGCCTCTGGTGGTCGGAGCCGGGCTGCACCGCACTATTTTCAACGCAGAGGATCAAACTATGAACGTCTACGTCCTGTTCGACGACGGTCAGTACCGCAAGAACCCGATCCTGCGCAGCAAAGAAGACGAGTGGTTCATTATATTCGACCACCGGGAGCCACCCGAACTGGCCGTAAAGTTCTATGTTGACCCGTTCATCATTCTAAAAGAGGTCTTTAAAGGCAAAGCAATCCTTTTGTCTAATTTTGCCAAACACATGGAACGCTACTTCCTTAACGGATCATGTACCGCGAAATCGATATTCTTCACCCTGCCGTTTCCCATGCCCACTCAGGGGGTCTGGTGCGAGTACCATGAAGGCATCCTCAAAGAACCGCCCCGGGAGACCTGCACGATCTGGACCTTCCAAGGAGTCGATCATCAGATGTTGATGCGCGAGAGGAGAGATTATGCTGTCAAGACTCGCACGTAAATACCGCGTCTTCTGGAAACTGTTTGCCGCCTACATCGCCGTCGCCGGCCTGTTCACCTTTTCGATGTTCATCCTCGAGGAGGCCTTCCAGACCGTCATGTTCGGCACCTGGCCGGCAGTAGACTCGGGCGACTGGAAGCTCGCCAAGCACGGCGCCGACACCATGGAGAAAGTCAACTGGTGGCTCAAAGGCACAACCTATGTCACCGGCTGGGTCCAGCCCTTCGCGTTAATCGCGTACGGCAACTACGGCCGGGCCGGTGATTATTATATCGCCGGGCTGAGGGCAAAGATTTTCGCCAATCAGCCCGGCGTCTTTGACGGCGAGGAGATGGAGTTCGCCTTCGAGCCGATAGAAGTTGAGCCGGCAGCCGAGGGCTACTGGCTCAAGGCCAGAGGGGTCGCGGTTTTCACCCGGGTTCTGCCTACGGGTGCAGACCGTTTTCGGATCAGGGGGATGGTTCATGCTAGGGAGGGGCGGGTAGAGGTACGCGCTTCGAGTCTGGTTCCAGAGCATGAGGCCACCATTCCCCTGCCCCGTTACAACCAATCAATCAGGGGAGTGCCGCACTGATGCGTTCAGTCGAAACATTAACAGCCAAACAGCTGTGCAAGGAATTGGAAAAAAGGATCGCGACCCTCACTGTCGCCGCCGATCGCGGAAGGGGTAATGCGAACAAGACCCAGACAGTCATCGCTTTAAACTTCAAGAACTGCATTGAAGAAGCGCAAAAGATTTACAACATCAAAATCGGGCAAATCGTTTCGATCGTTTTTGATAAAAATCTTACTCTTGAGCCGCAATATCAACAATATATTGTCTACTGGAAACAGGAATCATGAGGTACATCAAGATCGGCAACGACGTCTATACGGCCAACGGCAGCGTGCGGAGGTTCTACTGCACACTGGCCGCCTGGCCACACTCTCCGGCCGCCTTCACCGGCAACAGGTCTTTCTGTGAGACCTGCGGAACCAGGCTGATCGACAACTGCCTGGAGTGCGGGGCGCCCCAGTGCTGCCCGAGGTGCTGCAAACATGGCCTGTAAACAAGACTGCGAGATCTGCGCCGCCGTGCGTGAGTTCATGGAACACGGGAACGAGGCGCCCATGAGGAGGATTTTCGATGAAATTATTGGATGCGAACCTGTGCCTGGAACCGGACTGTCAGGAAATCTTCGAGGGGAAGTTTTGCCCCAGCTGCACGAACGGGGCGAGCATGCCGCTGGGCCAGTACCTGAACCGGATCCCGTACGGGGAAACGAGGATTGACCCCGACATCATCAGAAAGGCGAGGAAAAAACATGACAATCAGAGTCAAAATCGAGGGAGTGAAGCTGGACAGCCAGACCGGCAAGGCTGATGAGATCACCGTCCTGCAATGCATCGTGGCCCTGTTCCAGGGATCCCAGACCTATCTCGAAAGCCTGTTCTCCCCTGAGCTCGTCACCTGGGTGCAGCAGCAGATCAAGGACGACCTGTGCGCCGACATCTGGAGCTGCCGGCAGGAGGACTACCGGGAGAACTGCCTTCTGAAAAATGAGCTCGCTGCCAAGGAAAAGGTTTACAACGAGCAATATGCTACGCTTATGGACAAGGTCAATGACCTGTTCGGCAAGGCCAACGGCAAGTGCCTCGAGGAGATCGAGCAGCTGCAGAAGAAACTCCAGTTCGCCCAGGTCAATTTCGACAACGAGCACAACCACCACCGCCAGGCCATCGACGAGATCGCCGACCTGCACCAACAGATCGAAGATTTCAAGTCGGCCGCGGTCGCCGACCGCCTCCGTGTGGAAGGTCTGGAGATGCAGATTATGAGGTTAAAGGCTGAAATCTACGACCTGAGGACGCCCCATGAAGATGTATGAGTTCAAAGAAACAAAAGTTGTTCAACCAGCCAGCGACCACGATGAACTGGAGCTGCCGGAAGTCCGCTGGATCGAGGCCGAGTCGCTGGGTGACGCCAAATTCTCAGCTATCTTGCACACCATGGACAACTGGACCGGCTCTGACATCACGAGCATCACTTCCGAACGGATCGTCATTGATGCCGGGCCTCTCCGGATCCGGCTTGAAGGATTTCATGAACTGGAAGAAGGCGACGCCCAATTCCGCGCCCTTGAATTAAACTGTATCAGGAGGAAAACATGAACCAGGGAAAAACCCTCGAAGAACTGGCCCGCGAGATCATCCGGGTCGACAAGGCGAAACAGGACTATATTGTACCAACCCGAAAACTTCTATCCACGGGCTGCGGGCTGGAGTTTGACATGCAATACTACCCGCTCAACAACCTGGCCCACGGCCAGCTGGCCGAGTACGTGGACATCCCGGGCCCCTACTACCGGAAGATGAAAGAAAATGCTCCTCACCTGCTGGCTGAAAATGTCAGTTGCTGGCTGCAGCGCAAGCCCAAGACAGACAAACGCCTGGTGCGGGTCCTCGACGGCAACGTCCGGGCCTTTCTGAGCAACAGCTATGGCTTCCGGGAAAATATGGCCCTGGCCGACGTGTTCCTGCCGATCCTGGGTCGGGCCCGGGAGAACCTCGAGGTCATGAGCTCGGAAATCACCCAGCGGAAACTCTACATCAAGGTCATAGACCACCGCCTCGAGGCAAAGGTCGACGTCGAGCGCGGCGGCCGCCAGGTGGGCGACATCGTCCGCGGCGGGATATCGATCAGCAATTCCGAAGTGGGCGCCGGCGCCACCACCGTCAACCTGTTCATCTACGTCCTGAGCTGCAAAAACGGGATGACCCGGGAGCACTCCATCCGGTCGATCCACAGCGGGAAGCGCCTGGGCGCCGACGGCGAGGACATCAGCTTCCTGTCTGCCGAGGCGATCGCCGCCGACCAGAAGGCTTTCCAGCTGCGCATGCGCGACGCCCTGGAGTTCGCCTTCGACGAAAAGAAATTCTACGACGAAGTCGACAAGTTCCAGAACGCGGCCGACAACTCCGTCAAGCCCAGCGAGGTCGCGGCCCTGGTCGAGAACGTCACCGACAAGTTGAGCCTCACCAAGGCCGAGGGCAAGAGCGTCCTCGAGCGGATGCTTGACGCCGGCGACTTCTCCCAGTGGGGCCTCTCCATGGCGGTCACCAACCTTGCCAACGACGTCACCGATTACGACCGCGTCTGCGAACTCGAGCAGATCGGCGGCAAGGTGATCGACCTGAAACCCGAGGAGTTCCGGGCGGCGGCGAAGAAATGAAGATCATGTACGCCATCACGCACGTCAACAAGGCCGGCATGCGCACATTGTCGCGGCCCAACCAGGGCCGGAATCACTTTGAGACGCGGAAGGCCGCCGAAGATCTCCTGCGGGCCATGCTCAAGAACAATTCCCCGGAGACGATGCGCCAGGTCTACGGCGCGGATCCCCGGTTCGAGGTGCGCCCCGTGGAATGTTACGACCATGGCGACGCGATCGGGATTTACTTTGAGGAAATTGAGAATTTTAATTTATAGCCGGGTGGCGGTCCAAACGCCTGCCAGTCCAAATGGCAAAGGCCCGGCTTTAAGTCTGGAGATTGGGACAACAACCCAACGGGGCGGCCCGTTACCGCCCCGGATCTCCGGGTACAAGGAGAACGCCATGCCAGTCTGTCCAGTCTGCCTCAATGAACTCGACCTGAGATACGAGGACCTCTATGTTCACTACGGTCATGCCACCTTCGTGGGCGGATACGGCAACTGCCCGGAACAGCAGATCCAGCTCGACGAGATCGACGCTGAACCCTCGTTCCGGGAACCGACCTGGTATTATTGCCACGACTGCGCCGCGACACTCACCGACGACGCCGAGATTGCCATCTGGCTCATGATCAATGGCCCGTGCATCGTGGGGGGAATATGAACGCCTGTCCTTACTGTCTGCAGCCGCTTGATGTCAGGTACAATTCGGATGAGGAAGCCACGGGCAACGTGCGCCTGGCTATCTACGGCCTCGAGTTCCGCGAAACCGAGATGCACCACCGGACCATGGAGTTCTTCTGCTACCACTGCCTGACCGAGTACCCGCTCGATTACGACGAAATTGAAGAACTGCTGCGGTTTGGAATACCACCGATCGTGGGGGGAATCTGATGGAAAAAAGAGAACGCGACATTCTGATCAGCGCCTTGGAAGTCCTCAAGGGCGACATCGCTCGAGACAACCGCACCGACTTCAACGTCCGCGAGATCAACCGCCTGGAGGCCCAGATCGAGAACGCCGCCCAGATCGACATCGTCCCGGGATTGAGCGCCACCGCCCGCGAGAAATACCTCGAGGATCCCAAGCACTGCCCCTTCTGTGGGAGTGGCGGCCTGGTAGTCAAGGGTCCCGTGACCCGTTCCGATGACAAACAAGTCCACCAGGACATGCTGTGCAACAGCTGCAAACGCACCTGGACCGAGGTCTTTTACCTCAAAGAAATCGACGTGCTGATATGAGCCAGGCTTACGAATACGTCAGTCACTGGACCTGCGAGTCCTGCGAGTCCGAGGAGCAGATGACCCTCGCACAGCTCAAAAAGCACTGCATCGAAATCCACAACACGGACATCTCCGGCAAGGAGGGGACGAAAACCCTGGCGATGCACGCCCGCAAGACAAACGGCAGCATTTTCGTTCACCGCTTTCAGGTCTGCGGTTTGAGTTTCTTACATCACAGTGAATCAACGAGGATAAAATGACTGACCAAGAGACCCGCCAACTCGAAAACTTCGTCAAGGACTCCTGCCGGGCCGGCATCGAAGACCTGTGCAGGATCATAGTTGTCATCTGCAAAATTTTACTGAGACACCGGAGGACCCTATGACCATCCTGGAAGGTTTTGAAGACATCGTGCGCCGCGCCCTACAGAAACACTCCGACATCATTATGGCCGGCGAGACCGAGACCCTGGTGCACGAGATCGTCCCCACCCTGCTCGAAAAACTCGACATCAACGAACACCAGCAGGACATGCCCTGGATGATGATACAAGTGCCGCGAGAGATGTTGGAAAAACTGTGCGACGACATTCCGATATCCGTGGCAGATGACATCCTTGCGGGAGATCTCATGGACACCCTGGATTTTTACGGCCTGGACATCGACGATTTCCGGGCATTCGTCAACGCCGAACACAAAATGGAGGTAAAATCATGAAAAGATTCCAAGACCTGAAATTCGCCGAGATCGTTCGCCTCACGGAGACGGAGATCGACAACCTCGTCAGGATCGAGATCGCCGAAGCGGGCATCGCCTTTGTCGACCGCCCCGTGGAACCCGAGTACGACCAGGCGGCGCCGGTCCCCACAATCGTCGGGCACGAAGTGGCTGGCCTCATCTTCCTCGACCGCGCCGTGGCCGAGAAACTGCTCGACCTGGAGATCTACGATGACGCATACGAGTACGCCCTGGGCGGCTACGACCGCAGGTTCCTCAAGAAGGTGGAGCCCACCGTCGAGACAAAAAAATTCTACCGCAAGGAGGACCTCGAGGACAACCGCCAGGTGATCGCCGCCAACAAGGCAAAGAAAGACGAGTACGAGGCGAACCTCAAGAACTACAATAATTTTATCGACAAGACCGCCAGGTTTGAAAAGGACATCTACGGCAAATACTGGGCCGTCCTCAGCCTGCAGCGCCAGATAGAAGAAGCTTATAAGCGCTTCTCCTGCTACCTGACCCTGGCGGAGGACGACAGGGGCATCGCCGCCAACTTCTTCCGCAAGGCCTATCCCAACTGGCTGCAGCGCATCGTCATCGACGGCCACGACATCGACCTGGTGCTCGAGGAGGAGGCCCCGTGAAGTATCTGCGCACCTTCCAGTTCTCGCTCAATGACGCCGGTCCCGCCGGACACGTCCCGGTGACTATGATCCTCAAGATCATGATGTCGACCCTGGAGCTGTGGATGAATGACTGTGTGGAGAATTACCAAGATGCTCAGATGGCAGTTCACGATGTCAACCTCACCATGATAAAGCACCTGCTGCCGTTCGACAGAGCCGGAATCAACTTGAAGGTCGAACTGCTGCGCGGGGCCAGCGGAATCGTCCACCTCGAGGTCACCAAGGGAGGAGAGGTTCACGCCCACGGGAGTATCGAGGTGGTATTTTTCAGGAACGGCAAGCCTTGCCGGATGCCCCAGAACTTTCGGGAGGCGGGAGAGAGGTACAATGGCGAATAATGATCAGACCTATTATTTGATCACGATCTGGGGTGACGTCGAGCCGGAACTGCACGGGCCGTTTGCCACAGAGGAGGCGCGCGACCAGGCAGCCCTCAATCACCGTAAAAAACAACTCGATGATGGCGAGGACTTCCCCGACGGGATCTATCCGCTGGACGTCATCGGAGGCAAGCCGGAAATCAGCACTTACTCGGGAGGGTTCTTCAATGCCGAAGGTAGTTAAATATTTCCTAATCCTCACCCGGCCCGAGCAGCGCAAGCCGGTCGTCAAGGGGCCCTACAAGACCAGTGAGGGGCGGGATGCGGATGCCCGGAACTGGAAAAAATTTTATCACGTCTCCTGGATGACCACCAACCACGGAGTCCCGCAAGTGGGAGAATACGAATGAAAGACACTAACTGGACCCAGGCCACTACCGACGTTCACGCCGCCATGATCGGCCTGATCTCCTGTCTCGATTCGGGCCGCAACGCCTGGCTCGAGATCCAGGTCAACGGCGAGCAGTCATTTCCTATCAAGAAAAAGAACCCTGCCCTGGACGATCCATTTAACTGGACAATGTCCTATGGCGTGCCCCGCAACGAGCGCGAGCTCAACGAATACCGCTTCTTCAATGCCACCGAAGAAGACCTCACCCGCAACTGGTATTGTGCATTTGGTGATCAAACGGCCCACGATCTGTACGTTAATGAACGCAAAGTGACAAAAGAGCTGTTCCGTGGTTACGGGATCATCACTCCTGTGCGGTTCGAGGACATCGACAAGTGGCGCGCCGAACAGGGTGCAGGACCATTCGGTTACAGCTGGGTGACTCATTGGCAACCAATCAGAGATATCCCTTACTGGATCGTCGACGACTCCATCAAAGAGGTCTTCGTAGTCTGCAGCGATGGCAAGGTCCAGGACCGCAAGGAATCTCTGCGCCAGGCCGGAGAGTTCCTAATCAAGTTATCGGAGAAGTGATATGCCAGTTAAAAAAATAGTCACAACAAAATACGTTGACGACGAGGACTTCGAGTTTGTCCATGAACCGGTCGAGGACAGCCTGAAAATCAAACGCACCCGCAAGGGTTACGAGGCCCGTTATCTGGTGGTTGATACTGATGCCCAGCAACCGGAAAACGATGACAACGCCTTTCTGGTCCACTACCACCGGGACTTCGAGGTACGACGTGATGGTGTTGTTGCCAAAGATGAATTGGCTGACCTCTACCATGGAAAAGAAGCCGACATCACCGAACATTATTGGATCTTCTGGACGGCCGCACTGATCCATAGTGGCGTGTGGCTCAAGTTGAGCACAGGAGGTTTTGCAGAAGATCCGGGCGGCTGGGACACCTCCCACTGCGGAGCCGTCCTGATCGCCAAAGAGGAGTGGCCGACAGAGGACGACGCCCGCAAATACGCCGAAGGGATCATCGAGCAGTGGAACCAATACCTTTCCGGAGACGTTTACGGCATAGTCAAGGAAACATACAACAAGGAAAAAGAGCAGTTCACCGAAGATGCGTGCTGGGGGTTTTATGGCCGCAGGTGGGCAGAGGAAGCACTGGAGACAGAGTTATGACCGGCACCTATTACCTGCACACCAACGGCGACCTGATCTTTAAAATAATTCCTCCCGAGCCCGACAGTGACTTTGTCGTCCGCGTCTGGCCCATCGACACGGACAACCGGGCGACAGCCTGGACCATCATCCTCGAGGCCATGGTCCTGGGCTGCCGCCTCGAGCGGGCAAAGAGGCTGGTCGAGATCTGGAAGTGCGACAAACGCGACCTGGTGGAGTTTATCATGCGCACCAAGCCCGACAAGGTGCTGTTCCAGGGGATAAAGCTGTATCTCGAGAAGATCGGAAACTGCGACCCGGAAAAATGGCTCGACTGGCTCGCCGCCACGCCACCCCGGCAAGAACCGGACTGGGAGGAGATGCCATGACAAAAGTCGAGTACATCGTACGCGTCAAGTTGCCGGAGGCCGGCAGTTATCCCGCATGCCCGAGCGGCGACACGGATTACGAGGACGATTTCAGGAAAGCGATCTTCGCCGCAAAACCAGAGGGGTTTGAGGTCGACTGGACCACCCAGCGCGACTGGCCGAAAGACAATAGGGGATACACATGGGTCAAACTGTACGTCACCGACAAAAAAAGGGCCATAGAATTCTTTATGAACAGGTATGAAGATTTAAGAAGGCAACACGACGCACTGGTTGCGGGACTTAAGAAATTAATATCTTAAAGTTGTTTTTAAAATAAAAATTTAAGGAGGATAAAAATGCCCGAAGGAAAATACATTTGCGTTGAGCTGGCGAAGCTCGACCCCAACCCGTTCAACCCCCGCCGCTGCTTTACCGGGCCCAAGATGGACGAGCTGATCGCCTCCGTCAAGGAGCACGGCGTCAAGCAACCCATCGTTGTCCGGTCCAACGGCGGCGACAAACTCCAGATCGTCTCCGGCGAGCGGCGCTACCGCGCGGCCCAGGCCAACAACCTCGAAACGATCCCGGCGATCTTCCACCAGGACATGACCGACGCCGAGGCCATCCAGGTCATGACGATCGAGAACCTGATCCGCGAGGACCTCAACGAGGTCGAGGAAGCGTACGGCTTCAAGGCCTACGTGGACTTGCTGGGCGAGGACCTGATCCCCGAACTGGCGCTCAAGACCTCCAAGGACGCCCGTTACATCCGGCGTCGCCTGGCCGTGCTCACCCTGAGTGAGTCGATCATCAAACTGTGGGAGAACGGCAAGCTCCTGTTCGGCCACCTCGGGCAGCTCATGCGACTCCCGGCCACGGACGCCGCCAGCTGGGCGGAAAGGGTCGTCCGGGAAAATTTGTCAGTTGTCTGGCTCAAGGACCGCATCAACGCCCAGTCCCCCAACCTCAAGACAGCCCTGTTCGACACCAAACCCTGCAAGGACTGCATGCAGAACACCTCACTGCAAAAGAAACTGTTCGGCGACGAGTTTAAGGCCGAAAAGGTCAGCTGCCTCGACCCTGCCTGTTACCATACGAAGACCATGGAATGGCTCAACTCGCCCGCCTCCCTGGAACACGCCCAGAAGGAGTGGCCCCACATCAAACGGATCATCCCGATTGCCGATATCACGAGCGGTTCCTATACCGTCCTGCATGGGAAACTCCCCCGCAAGCAGTGCAAGGACTGCGAGGACCTGGTCGCCGTCTTCCGTCCCGACAGCAACGACTTCTACAGCGCCCCTGTCTGCCTGAAAGCAGTCTGCCCCCACGCCAAGAAGGACGGCAAGGTGAGCCCGGACGCGGCCAACAAGGCGGAGGCCAGCACCAGGCGGGCCGGCAAGGACAAGGAACATGCCATTGAATTCCGGGAGGTCTTTTACCGGAAGCGGATCCCCGAGCAAGTCAAGGAAGTGACCAAACTCCTGGGCGACGACCGGGTGGTCCGGGTGCTCCTCATGGCCATGACCGTCCAGTCCGGCGCTGCCCGCGACGCCTTCAAGGAGATCTCCGGCCGGGAGGCTTACTCGTACGAAAACCACATCTACTGGGATGCCGTCGAGAAGCTCGAGGGCAAGCCCCTGCGCGAGGCGCTGCGCGACGTGGCCCTGGGCGTAATCTGCGACAGGGACGTCAACGAGACCAGCCGCCACAGGATCTTTGCGCACTTCGGTGGCTCGCTCCAGGACGAGTGGCTGCTGACCGAGGACTTCCTCAATAAAAAGCAGAAGTCGGAACTGGTGACCCTCAGCAAAAAACTCAAGCTGATCACCGACAACCAACTCAACCGGATCGGCATTCCCATTGAGCAACTCAAGAAAAAGGTCATGATTGACCTGATCCTCGAGAACGACCTCAAGGGGAAGGTGCCGAAGGAAGTGCTGAATATAAAGTAACACGCCACTTCGAGTCCTGAACTGCTCAGGCTGCGGTGGCTAACCAGCGGGGAAACCCGCTGACAATAAACTCCTGCAGGAGCAGGCAGATCACGGATACATGGCCGGTGCGGTCACGTTGGCGCGCAGTCACTGGCGCCAGAGGAAGGGTTTGGCGGATGCGTCCAGACCCGGGCCAAGGCCGGCGCGAAGCAAGTGAACTTAACCGTTGCGTTTGTGGGAACGCCCGGATCTGCCAGGGGGGACCACTGGTCCCCCTTTTTTTATGAAAGGAGAAGTCATGAAGAACACCATCGTCACCGTTTACATCGACAGCTTCATGTTCCGCACCAAGGTCGAGGTCAAACTGCCATACCGGATCTTTGAGGAGGCCGGCCAGCCCATTCACGAATCCGACCTGCCCATGGACGGCACGCCGCCCGACGTCAAGATCATCATCAAATCGAACCGCAAGCGGCTCCTCAAGGAACTGCCGGAACTGTTGCGCGACCAGCTCAAGGCGATCCTGCAGAAACATGACACTTTCAACGGCTACCCGATCGTTGACAATTTACCAAACGGATGTTAAACTGAGGTCGACCTCCGGAGGGGACCAGTGCGTTTTGCCTTCATCGTTCATCCGGACCATTACGATCCGGTCAAGGGATACCACCTGATGATAGTTTACCAGGGCATGAAGGGCCTGTGGCCCACCCTTTTGCACTGGGGGCACGACTATGACCTGGCGCTCGAGCATTCTTTTGAATGGAATGACCGGCTCGGCGTCTCTGCGGAGGAGACACTGCGGTTGCTGATCCTGGCAGATGTTAAATTTATGGAGGTACATTAATGGACTACCGAATCGACGAGGGCAAGATCTGGCTGAAAATCCCCTATGCAATGCTGACCCGGGCGCAGAAGATCCCGGGCGGCACCTGGGACAAGGACCGCAAGGCCTGGAAGTACCACTTCACCCCCAACACCGCCTACGAACTAATGCTGCACTTCCAGCGCCACTTCGGCCAGACCCTCTCCGACCAGCTCTCCGCCATGCGCGACGGGATCCTGACTGCGGAAACGATCCGCAAAGAGGAGCGGCTGCCGGCGCCGCCGACCTTCAAGACGGAGCCCTGGCCGCACCAGAACACCACCTACTGGATGGCGCGCTCGATCCTCGGCATGGACACGCACAAGGTGGGCGGCGGCTTCTGCGCGGCCCTTGACATGGGGGCCGGCAAGAGCAAGTTCCTCGTCGACCTGTGGCAGAACCACGACCTGGGGCCGCTACTGATCACCTGCCCCAACGCCGTCGGCAAGGTCTGGACCAAGCAGTTCGATCTGCACTGCGCCCACGATGTCCAGCCGCTGATCCTGTGCAACAAGGGCGGGGTAGAGAAAAAGACCAGGCTGGCCTGGGACCACTGGCAGCGCTGCAAGCTCGGCAAGCGGCCCTACGTGATCGCCATCAATTACGAGAGCGTCTGGCGCGAGCCGTTTGCCACCATGCTCACCGAGATCCCCTGGATGATGTGGGGCAACGACGAGGTGCACCGCATCAAGGCGGCCGGCTCCAAGGTCTCGCGGTTCTTCTCTCACATGGCGCGGTACGCCCCCATCCGGATTGGCCTTTCCGGCACGCCGGCGCCGCACGCGCCGCTCGACGTCTACGGGTCCTGGCGCTGGATGGACGCGGGGATCCTGGGAACCAATTTCAGCAAGGTCAAGGCCGAGTACGCGATCACCAGCAAGAAGGACGAGAACATCATCGTCGCTTACAAGAACCTCGACCAGCTCCAGGAGCGCATCTACCGGATCGCCCACAGGGTCCTGACCCGGGACGTCATGCCCTGGCTGCCGCCCTGGATCGACGAGGTGCGCTACGGCACCCTGGGCCCCGAGGAGCGCAAGGCCTATAAGAGCATGGACGACGAATTCTACACCGAGGTCAGGGACGGCACCATCACGGCGGCCAACGCCCTGGTGAAGTTCCTGCGCCTCGAGCAGCTCGCCGGGGGCTGGATCGCGGGCGAACGGGTTGGCTCCAGCAAGAAGGCGCTCCTTGCCGACACCCTCGACGACTTCGATAAGAAGGAACCACTGGTGATCTTCTCCCGGTTCAGCGACGAACTACGCGACATCGAGGAAGTGGTCAAGCACTCGGGCCGCACATACCTGGAGCTCTCCGGCGACCGCAAGGAAGACGAACAGTGGGCGGCCGGCGAGGCCGACGTCCTAGGGGTACAAATCCAGACAGGTAAAGAGGGGGTTGACTATACCCGATCGCATTATTTTATCTACTACAGCAAGGGGTTCAGCCGCGGCGACTTCGATCAGTCTCGCCGGCGCGGTGACCGTCCCGGCCAGGAACACAACGGCACATACATCCACCTGGTCATGGAAGACACCATTGACGAAAAACGGGAAAAATCCCTAGCTGCTCATGGTGATCTTATTTCCAGTCTCATCGACGACTACAGGAGGGCTGCATGATCAAGAAGATACTGAGTGAAATTACTTGCAAGGCCGCAGAGGCGCTGGAAAAGGGAGAACGTCAGGACGCCATGCACTATGCCGGAGTCGTCTACGCCACCATACTCAACAGTTGTGCCATCAGTTACGCGCCGAAACGGCAGGCCGAAATACTCATGGCCCACATCGCCCTGACGACAAGAGCAGTTTTCAGTGCGGCCAGAAGACACAGCAAGCTCGAGGTCTCGTCTCTGATGCAGCAGATCATCGACGATATGGAAATGTGGAAAAATTCCCTCGTCCTCGAGCACACGAAGGCGAACGAACGCGGCACCGTCCCAGAGATCTGTTTCGGGTGCGCCAAGTTCTACAAGGAGTGCCTGAATGTCGGCTTTCTGACCGGCAAGCCATGCACTGACTTCGAGGAAACACCATGCCAATCTGCCTCCAATCAATAAAGATCTGCCCGCATTACGACGCCGGCAACTGCCTGAGCCCGTCCAGCTGCGCCCACCAAGCGGCCGACATGAAAAACAAGGGCGCAATTTACGTCCCCGGCCCCAACGAGAAACCGACCGGCAACTGCGAAACCTGCGCCTTGCGCAGGTCCCGCATCTCGAAATGGCGCGGTGTCAAACTTGAAAGCGGCAAATGTATCAACCCTAAAGGAATCTGCTGGAGGTGTTAAATGAAAATCGAGAAAGCCCATCAAGCCGAAAGATTAATCAACCAATTAAACAAGATCAACACGAACATTACAACCTTGCAGACCATCCGCGCGCGCGGCGTGGGACCAGAAGCGGTGGGCATCGGACTGCATTGCAGTTCCGGTCCGGGAAGCGCGTACTTCTTAAGAGTGATGGTGCCCTCGGGAATGTTCGACGTAGAGGAAAAACTCGTCGCCCTCCTCGAGGAAACGCTATGCCAGGCCCGTAACCATATCGAAAAAGAACTGGAGGCCCTATGAAACCGGTACTTTATAAAGACAAGGCCCAGGCCTTAATTCCAGAACTTTACATGCAAGACGTCTGGATAGAAGCGGCCGTGGCCAGGCGCAAATGCCAGGGATGCGAGACCGTCATCGTTCCCGGAGAACAATGCCTTTGCCACGAACAAAAAACCAGGACCAAGCAATGGCCTCACAAAGAAGTATTTAATCGCCAGAGCTACTGCTGGGAATGCGGAATGGAACTTCTCGGTAAACGCATTGCATTACTGAAAAAGAAGATCACTTTTCATAGGAAGATGATCAACTTCCTAAAAAAGGAGGCACATTGAGCAAACCCCTCACCATCCTCATCACCGGCGCCGCCGGGTTCATCGGTTACCACACGGCCATGCACTTCCTCAAACGCGGACATGAAGTCATTGGTCTTGACAACATGAACGACTACTACGACCCTCGGATCAAGGACGCCAGGCTCACCATCCTCTCGGCATGTGTGAATTTCAGGTTTCTCAAGCACGACATCAGCAAGGTCATCTATTACGAGAGCAACCCGATCGACCTGGTCGTCCACCTCGCCGCCCAGGCCGGCGTGCGTTACTCGCTGGAAAACCCCGCCGCTTACCTTAACTCCAATCTGATCGGGTTCCATAACGTCCTCGAGTTCTGCCGCGAGCACCAGGTCCCCCTGGTCTATGCCAGCTCGTCGTCGGTCTACGGCAACGGGAACATGAAACCGCTCAGTTACTATGCAGCCACAAAGCGGGCCAACGAGTTCATGGCCGAGTCGTACCGCAACACCTTCGGCCTCTCCGCCGTGGGCCTGCGCTTCTTCACCTGCTACGGCCCCTGGGGCCGCCCCGACATGGCGCTGTGGAAATGGGCCTCCGCCGTCAAGGCCGGCACACCGATCACGCTGTACAACCACGGCAAGATGAAGCGCGACTGGACCTACGTCGACGACGTGACCAACGCGATCGGCGCCGCCGCCGCCAAGGTCCTCGGCGAGACCGGGCACTGGGCCTACGACGTCGGCCAAGGAAAACCCGTCGAGATCGGCTACGCGGCCGAACTGATCATGCGGCACTTCGGCAAGCAGGTCGAAATCGTCTACGAGGACCTGCAGCTGGGCGACGTCACCGAGACCTGTGCGGGCCCGGCGCAGCTCACCAAATGCGAGACGACCATCGAGGCCGGCCTCGAGAAGTTCTGCAAGTGGTTCCGGAGGTACATCTGATGCATTACAACGAAGGTTATCCATCCGACATTATCCCCCTTGTCCCCAACGGGACCAACAGCACGATGTTCACGGCCTGCTGCGGCGTGGCCATCTGCGATTACGATATAGGTTGCCCTCGATGTAAAAGACAGGTTGTCGGCGACAATGCGGAAACGAACGACGAACGGCGACTCATAAGATGGAAGAACGCAACGAGGTACTGGCCCCATGCCTGAATTCACCGCCACCATCTCGTTCAGCGTTTACTGTACCAACTGCGGCGCCGGACTGTGCAACACCGTCACCATGGGTGAAAGCCTCAATGGTGATCCTATCGTCAACATCGAGCCGTGCGCGAAGTGCCTCAAGGAAAGGTACGACGAGGGTTACGAGGATGGCGAGACAGCAGAAAGGGAAAACCATGCCGGCGATACTTAGAGAACTGGAAACTCTCTTGACAAAATCATCATCATCATCTATACTTTCCCAATGAAAGGAGGTGATGCAATGAAGGAGCAAATCCAGGAGTGGCGCAAGAAAAACCCGCTGCGCAAGTGGCGGGACCGGCAATTCCTCAGCCAGGGCGACGTCGCCGCTTCCGTCGGCGTCGGTTACCATACAGTCTGCGACTGGGAAACCGGCAAGGTCGTCCCCAGCGAGAAACAATTTGAGATGTTGTCGGGGTTGGGATTAAAAACAATCAAGCGGGCCTGGCAACTATGGCTGAACGGACGCCCGAAAATAGGAGGAACAAGTGGGAATAAATGAAAACCTACAGAACTTCATTCGCCTGAACGATGTCAAGAAGAAACTCGAGGATGAAGTCGAAAAAATCAAGGCAATGATCAAAGTGGAGGGCGATACAATCCAGAAGTTCTACACCGAGACAGGCTGCTCGTCCATGAAGGTCGGCGGCATGACGATCTACGTCAGCCGCACCATCTGGGCCGGCAAGGCCGAGGACACGACAGCCCAAGAGGTCGTCAAGGCCCTGTTGAAACTTAACCTGGGGCACATCGCCAACATCAACCACCAGAGCATCAGCGGCTATGTCCGGAGCCTGGCCAAGGAAGCGGGACTTGTCAACAAGGAGGGCCAGATCACGGCCACCTGCGAACAGATCCGCGACCTGCTGGCACCCAAACTCAAGAAACTGATCAAAGTCACCGACACTGTCGGACTAAACATAAGGAAGGGGTAATATATGACCAAAAAAGCAAACGGCGTCAAAGCGGAACTCGTCCCGGCCTGGCAGGCCAACTTGCCGGAAATCCTCCGGCCCTACACATTCATGAACCCCGAGATCGCCCAGACGGTCCGGGAAAACGCGGGCACGGTCGGCCTGTTCGACCTCGACCGCACCAAGATCCCCGCGGGCGGCGGCGCGGCCTTTGAGATCCCCACCCTCTCGGGTGACCCGGACGTTGTCAAGGAAATCACCGGGATCATCGTAGCCTGGACCGACCGGCGCGGCTACTGGCCCACCAAGTACGGCACCGGCGACGGCAACACCCCGCCGGCCTGCGAGAGCAAGGACTGCATCAAGGGCGTCGGCACCCCGGGCGGCCTCTGCGCCGAGTGTCCCTGGTCCCAGTTCGGCTCGGCCACGGACGACAAGGGCAACTCCACCCAGGGCCAGGCCTGCAAGCAAATGCGGCTGGTCCTGATTGCACGGCCCAGTAAAAGCCTGCCGCTCTTGCTGATCCTCCCACCCACCTCCGTGGGCCCCATGCGCAAGTTCATGCTCGGCCTCGCCGGGGAGAACATCCCCTACTACGCGGCCCTCATCAAACTCGGCCTCGTCAAGGACAGGAACAAGGGCGGCACCGAGTACGCGAAAATCAAACCCACCCTCGTCGCCAAACTGCCGCCCGAGGCCGTCGCCCCGATCAAGGAATACGGCATGATGATGAAGGCAGCCGTCGAAGCGGCGTCGATCCAGAAAAACGACACTCAAGAGTAACCTGACACCCCGGTAGGCTGAACACCTACCGGGGCTTTCCATTTTCTCACGTCAAAATAGGCTTGCGCATCTCCTCCAAAATATGATTTAAAGTTGCCGTTTGTTGCAACTTATTGACTTATGGAGCAGATAATGAAGCCTCTTCTTGACGTAAAGCGCATGGCCAAACTCCTCGCGATCTCGGAATTCACAACACGTAAACTTGCCCGCAACGGCAAGATTCCAGGGGCCACCAAAGTGGGCGGGGTTTGGAGATTCGATCCAGATAAGCTCACGGAGGCGGCGAAACATGAATGATTTTTTTACTACCCTCTTTGAGAACAAACCCGCCGACCAAATGATTCTCATCTGGCAGAAGTTCCCCGCCGGAGGAGAGAAAATAAGCCACTGGGCCAAAGACGCCCAGACAGCCATCGAGTTT